ATAAACTGTAGTAAACCTTAAACCAACTTGATTTGGCATTGCGGTTTCTTCATTTACTTTTTTGCTTGTACCATACGGTGATAACCACCATTGATGTATACACGATGAAGATGCATATAATAATGGTATGTTATTATAACCACATATTTTTTGTATACGTGTAGTATTTTCTACATTATTAGTCCAGTATTTTTGTGGTTCTTTAAGACTTTGTCTTACATCAGCGTATGCAGCTAAATGCACAACATGTGTTACATCGCCAGGACTAAAGTCTTCTATATCCTTTGATGGTTCTTGCCTTAAATCCCATTCAACTACTTCATGGCCTTCTATGTCAAGCTTGGTTTTTAAGTGGCTACCAATAAAACCACGTGATCCTGTAATTGCTACTTTCATACGAAAAAATCCTCCAGTGTTGTGTTATTAACGTTGTACTTTTCATTATAATTTAATGTACTACTTATGATGTCATTATATACCGTTTCAGCATCACAGTGTTCTTTCCAAAACTCATACATCATGTTTCTCCATTCATCTCTCATTACTTTATCATTTGCAAGGATAATCATTTGAGAACAAACTGCTTGTGCATTTGATGCATCAACAGCTAATGTGCCTGTATCTTTACATTGACTTATAGGCTTACCTTGCTTTCTATGTATCACATGATCACAGAAGTGTTTATGGAATAATGGTATTACACCTGCTGCAAATGAATCAGTGTGGCAGTACTCTACGTTATCACCATATATGTCTTCTTTAAAATACATAAGGTCAGAACCAAATCCACCTAAACTCATTCTTTCCATCATTTCACTATGTGTATATGCACCATATAAATACGCACCTTGATTTGTTGTTTCAGCACCGTACTCTGGATGTTTACCAGTGTTATCAATACCTTTTTCAGGTCTAAAATAATTCACCACTTGTCTTCTATCAGTCATTTCTTTTGGATTCTTATAAAGAACAGCAGGATAATTTATCGAAGCTTCTAATCCTTCAAGTATTGTAATGAAATGATTTTTACGAAGCTGATCATTATGGAAATCAATCATTACATCCGGTCCTTTCCACATAGCGGTACGACCAACCCATCTTACTAAGTAAGGGTTCTGTTGTTCAATAGGTTTCCAATACTCTTTATTGAAGTTAAAACCTACTTGCATATTAGTTAGCGGTGTTTTGATATTATTCTTTTTAACCCATTTACCAAAAGGATTGTCAATATAGTGACACATTAGTACATCGACTTTAGAACATATTTCAGCTAAGCCGGCATTCCTATTTATAGAATGTATTTTATGGTCTACTTGAACTAAAGACTTACGTACTTTAATTTCATCCATCATTTTTATAAAGTTACTTATACAATCTTCTGGATGTGATTTAGATGGTACGCTCCAAACAATACACATGTCGAGTTGATTGATTCTTTCAATAACCTTTGAACATGTTAATAAGTCTGGAAATTTCTTTGATGGCTTACTAACCTCATCCCAATCTGTACCTCTAAAGTAGTTTACTTTAAAGTCCATAGAGTTCATTCTTTGCCATAGTTTATCAATAGTAGCAAATACTTCTACGCCAGGGAAAAGCTTTTGAAACTCAACTACATTCTTAGTTAAGCCTACGCCTTCAACACCTCTACCTAATAAGACACCTACTTTCATTTTAAATACTCCTTCAATTGGTTTACAACCATAGGTTCATATGATTTATTATTAAACTTTCTATTACGTGGCGAAGGGTGTGGAGCAGCAAAGTGTTTTATACCCCTTTTAGTGAAATAATGTGACACAAAACCGCCTAATGTTATAATTTTATTATAATTTTCGGCTATTTTAGAGACATATATTCCATCGATATCGGCTATTTTCAGAGATTCCTTGTGGTGTGCATAGATGTTACTGAAGCTGTATAGATCTACCTCACATGCATCGAGCCAACGATTAAGTCTATTTAATGTTGGTGAACCATTCTTACGTTTATTTATGGGTGTCTTACCCGGACTATGTCCAATGACTAATACTTTATCCAATCCCATACTACACCTGCTTCTTTAAACATTGATATTGCACTTGATATTTAATCCTGCCAGTTTTCTGGTATCTCTTGTTCTGGAGTTACAACTCTGGTTATACCGGCTTGAATTAAACCTTTTGCGCAATCATGACATATTGGTAAACCTATTACATAGATTGTAGAACCTTTTAATGATACACCATTTTCCGCTGCATTATAAATTGCATTCATTTCTGCATGTACTATACGTTTATATTTTATTGCTCTATTCAAATAATATAATTCATGATCATCAACACCTCTAGGAAAACCGTTATAACCTTGAGCTATAACAGTTCTATTTCTTACGGCAACTGAGCCGACTTGTGTTGAAGGATCTTTAGACCATGACGCTACAAGTTTAGCCATTTCTAAAAATCTTATATCCCATTTATTTGACAAGATGAAAATGCCTTTCGTAAACATGCAAGTTTTGTACTTGCCAGATTATGTCACCAACTTTTAATTCTGGTGTACCATCTTCTTTACAGTCATTATAGTCTTTTATCATTTGTTCTAAAACATAAAGCTGCCAAGCATAATCATTCTTGTATCCGAACACAACATCGTTTGAGCGCATTTGTACCACGGACTGTAAGTAATTATCGCGTATGTAATAAGTAACGGCGTTAGTACATATAAAATCATTTTTACCATCTTCATTATATTCCATCCATATACTAGGTCTTGTGTAAATCATTGAAGCTCTACGGCCATCTGGATTTGTTAGTAATTCATCAAGCACTTGACCATACTGATGATGATACTTATCAGAATAAATTAAATGACCATAGTTAGAATTGATTTGACCAAAATCATTTGATGATGCTAGCCAAGCTTCAGGTACATTTCGATTATAATTTTCTTTAATCCAATTGACATTTGTTGATTGGCTTTCATACCATGCTTTTTCTATTTCTATATATGATTTGTTTGGTGTACCAAATATTGCTGGTTGATCAGCAAAGAAACTGGCACCGATAAGTTCAATAGTTTTTTGACCTGACCTATCCATAACAAAATCTTCTTTGTCCAAAGCATTAATAAAGTAATGTTTTATATCGCTTGTATTTTCTTGTATCATTTTACTGCCCTTCCTCCAACACCAGAGAAACCACCATTTGTACTGGCTGTTGGTTTATTAAACATATCTCTACCAGATTGTTGGCCGTCCATTTTACCACGCATATATGATACTGCAAATGATGCATAGTTAATCATATCTTTGTAAGTATCTTCGAGTGATTCGAAGTTTGGATCATTACCTGATTCAATTAATGATGTAGCACGCATAAGCTTACCGATAATGATGTCATGGATTGTATCCACACCTCTACGGTAATGCATTGATTGTGTTACGTTAGATGTATCGCTTTGATAATCTTTGGATTTTCTGAGTTGTAAGTCCATACATTCTTGTAAGACTGCAACTGATTCTTTTCTATCTATTTTCGGCATAATTCTACCTCATCTCCATATACAAAATGTTTGTTATCTAGATCTATTATACAATAGTTTTTCATATTTGTAAACATTTTTTTTACATCAATTCCACACTTAGAGTAATGTCTTGGCTCAGGCATTAACTCTATCTTCTTAATCTTATTTAGACCGTATTTAGTTTCTACGGTATCACCTACATAAAATATATTATCAAACTTAACCATTATAAACTTTCCTCCATTTCAACTCTATAACCTTTACCTTCAAGCTTTTTTACTTGAGCGACAGCATCTTCTTTTTTAATATGGCCAGAAGCGCATACCATCATTTCATCAAACCATTTATATCTTTTTCCATCTGACTTAATGTTACTATCAAGAACTTCCATTCCGGTAGTCATATCAATTATAATATCACTTTTAAAAGCATCAACATAATACATTACTTAACTCCTTGTTCTTTAGCCGCAGCCTGTATGATTGGTGTCATAACTTCTTCGACCATGTTTTCCCAATGTGTCCATGTATCTTTATTAGAATAATGTACATTACTTTGAGTTGGTGCAAAACCAAATATATTATTGAATTGACCTCTTCTGTTACAAAGGCCATTATTGAAAAGATCATAAGCTGCATTTTGAGCTCTTCTGAACTTATCTAAATATTTATTTTTTGATTGTGAAAATTCACACTTACCTTGAAGAGGTACTAAACCGTGTAACTCGTCCGCTAACCTTTTGAAACCTGAGTTGATACCCCAGCTGTTAGTAAATAATTCAAATTGATAACCTTTATACATATTTTATTCTCCGCTTTTTTAATTTTATAGATATATTATACCATACTTTTTATGGTTTGTAAAGGAAAAAATGCACTTAAATGAAAAAAAGTGATTAACATATTAATCATTTGGCACAATCTTTTCTTCTACTTCTTTGATGTGTTTACATTTTCTGAATGCAATACAGTCACAATCAAATCCACTATCACGCATAGTGACGGTATATTGATCACCTTTAGATCCAGTCACCGGCCATTTAATGCCGACGAATGGATGTTTGTAAGTATTTATGATTTCAGATTCATGAGCCATTATTATGCACCATACTTTATAAAACCGTGATTACGTAATTGCAAGGCAACCCATTCTTTTTGGAGAATACCTAATCTTTGCTGTCCAAAATCATTAGGCCATTTACCATTTCGTGGAAAAGCTTTAGGTTGTTTGTTTGGAGAACGATTAGCGTTAGACCTAGATGGTGCGTTTTGAGTAGTGTTGAATTTAGTAGACATAATATAAAAACTCCCTTTTTAATTTTATAGTACTATTATACCATAGAAATTAGAGAATGTAAAGGAAAAAATGCACTTAAATGAAAAAAAGTGCATTTTATTTTTTAAGCTTATAATTCAGCGTTTACTTTTAAATGATCTAAAACTATAATATTTTGAGAACAATTAAAAGCTTTTGCAAAATTCTTCATAACTTTTTTATGTTTAGCTTCCCAATAATCATTCCATTCTGTCATGGCTGGATGATCTGGATGATGAACTATTACACAAATTTCAGTATATGGATTATCATCGTCAATGGCATCCGATAATTTAAATATCATTTTATCATAACTAAAATTACCAGATGACATTGAAACTACTAAAGCTCCTGGCTTTTTCTTTTTTTCAACTTCTTTTTGAAGATCACCATTTTCTTTCCAGTTTCTAAAAACAAAATTTCTAGAAAGAGAACCAAGATAATCTTGTTGTTGTTTAATTTTTTCACCTTTACTCATCAAAGACTTTACTTCTCTTTTAGTATATCCAAAAGTAGCTAAGATAAAAGGTAAATCTTCAATAGGTTGTTTATCGGCAAAATATTTAAACATGAAATTTTTAGCATCATTCTTATTTAAAACAAGTTGTCTTTTTACTGGATGAGCATTGTAAGCTAATCCCAGTTGGTTTATAACCATAGGATTTGCATAATACTCCCAAACATCTTTAGTTACATATACTACGTCTAAGCTTTTACCATACTTAGATTCGATACATGCTTGTCTTCTATGATTTCCTTCTACAATCAAGTGTTCTTCCGGACCATAAAAATCCTTAAAAACTATTATAGGATCTAGTTTAACACCAGAGTCTATTAGTTCTACTAAATGATCTATATGTTCTTGAATTGTAGAGTGAAGTCTAGTTTGCACATGTTTCCACACTTTAATAGTCTCAATACCAACTGGTACTGAATCGATATGTGCAATGTGTTCTTGAAAGCTTTTTAGGAATTTACGCGGGTCGCGTACTATTTCTGATAGTGTCATATGTATCTCCTTGATAATGACTAAGCCGCGGAAGGATTTCCGCCTGGCTTTATTTTATATATTTATTATACACTAAAAAAGTAGAAAAGTAAAGGATTAAATTTTCTACTTAGTGTAAATTATTGGCTGTTGGGGCAGGAGTCGAACCTGCACGCATTTCAGCACACGAGAAACAATCGTGCGTGTCTACCAATTCCACCACCCAACAATAAACCTATATGGTCTCTAAAGCCGGGATCATTCTTGTTATTCCAATTCCTCCACCAACTCTTGGAAAGAAATCAAACTTTAAGAATTCTTCTAACTCTGCTTCTACTCTTTCTTTACCGAATAAATCAAATAAAAGATTAGCATAAGCACCTTCAGTTATTGTATGAAATGTATCACGCATTTGATCCACATCAGTTGATCTTTCTGCTGATCCTATTGTTTCCATACCTCCAAGAATAACATCAATCTTTTTAGAATGTATTCCATCTTCATATCGACTCATATTCCAAAATGGACTCGTAAACTCTGGAAAGTCAGTAATCATTGTTGTTGTGTAATCATCAAACATCTTACCTTCATGCTCTGCAGTAAGTTCTCCATCAACACCATACTCTTTTTGCCATTCAGAATATTTCTTTTCTATTGGCTTTTTAAATCCTAAGTATTCAACGAGTTCATATTCCATTCTTGCAAGATCATATATGTTACCCGGCATTTCAAATTCAAACATCGGAAAGATTATATCGTGTCTTCCGGGTATTGCATTTGGTTCTTGCCTATACGAAGTGGAGACACAAAAAAACCCCTTAGAATCAGGGGCGGATAATAATTCGTGTTCTAACCACATTTGACCTGTTTGTGGCAGTGGCCATACTTGGCCTGCATAATTGTAAGTTGCAACATTGAATGGATCTTCGCATGCTGCAAGGATAGATAATCTATTTTGAGTGTGTACTTCTAAAAAACCTTTATCTAAAAAAAATGACCTTAAAAGGCCAACTGTGTCTGTGAATTTTTGGGGTGATATGAGTTGTGTCATGATAATTCCTTCATCTGTTTTTACACGCAATTGTAATATATATACGAGTTATACGTGTTTCAAGTAATTTATTTAAATATTTTTATATACGTATTCTAAAGCACGATCAGCTTCTTTTTCTAATGGACGGGACTTATACCAATTACCAGTTTCCACATCAAGTTCTCTACATAGGTTAGTAATTTCTTGTGCGGTAATTGGATATTTGTTTTTAACTGCATTACCAGCTGTGGCAACCATGATCTGATACATTTTATGATACCAACCAGCGCTACTTATCATTCGATATTCTTTTTCCAATTGTTTTGGAAAGAAAGGACAATCCCTATATGATGACCAATTTATATTTGTATTATCAAGTTTAGACTTACGATGTTGTATAATTTCTTTTTGCATATCTTCAGGTAATCTATCAAAGAAACTATTAGTTGCTTTTTCTCGATACGGGTACTTATTCATAACCATATCTGGATCGATATAATCGCCACTGTTACTAAAGATAAAATTAAAAGCATTATCATATTTTGCTGGTATATAATACATGCGAGATAGATCCTTGGTTTGTTTATCTCCGAGGTCGCCGAGTTCCGTTTGGAGAGCAAACCAAAAGTGTCGAATCTTTTCAGCCGGAACGTTTTTTGTAAGAGGGAAGACAAGACGAAACTTTGGAAAAGATTGTGTAGAGCTAGCAGTAGAGTAACAAACGAACTTATAATTACCAAACCGTGCACGTAAATTTCCATATAAATCTCCTTCAAATTTAAAATCATCAACATCAACTGCACACCAGCTTGACCACATTGTAACATTATCGTTCTTACGTGTGGTGTCAGGCTTGTAGCAAGCTGGTGACATTAGGGGAGCTTCTTTCTTTGATTTTATTCTACGTTCAGACAAACCATATAAAGCTTTTTCAAAACTATCAAAGTCTTTAAATGTAAGCTTTTGGCCAGTCTTATTATCAAATATACTATTGAAAAGAGTCAGTGATATTTCCATGATTACCTTCGTGATCTGGACCTTCCCAACCTTCTGGCTTTACCAAGTCTGGTAATCCAAGTGGATTAGGTCGGCCTTCTTTAATTCCAACTTCTTTTGACATGTTGGCTCTATATACTTCATCCCATGCTTTATTGGCATCAACACCGAATACTTCGAGCGTACCGATTGCAAAAACACATAAGTCAATAATACCATCAACCATTTCTTCTGCATCTTTTTTCTCAAAGGCATTCTTTGTTTCATCAAGTTCTTCTTGCATCATACCAATTCTAAATTGCATGAACTTATTAATTTTTCTCCAGTCTACATCAGACTGCATCTCAGCTTGCATCCATTTGTTGACTCCATATTTTTTATGCATATCTTGCATATCTTTAAACCAGTTTGTACTCATACGAAAAAATCCTCCAATGTTGCTTGTTCTTCGGCGGTCCAGCCGATTGGGTTGAGTATTAAATTTAGTGGTTCGATAAATGTTTTTTCGAACTGTAAATCATAGTTAATATAGTTATGTAATTTTAATTCTTTTGGCAATACATCTTTAAATGATACTACATTTTGCTTTATAGAGTTTGGCATCTTTAAATAAACGAATTTAATTCTATCACCATTTGTTATAAGTTCATATTTATTATTTAGTTTATTTTGTTTAAGATAATAATTATGTAAGAGAGATCCTCTAACATGTATTGGACAACTCTTTTTGAATATTGTTTTTCTATCATGCCAATCCGTAATGTTTGTAACTCTACGTGGAAAAGCTACTTCTTCTGGTTGTAATGTTTTAAACTCTGCTTTAAAGTTAGCAATAAACTTTTGTGTTTCGGCTTCAGTACCAGATATTATAAGTTTAAATGCTTCTTTAAATTTATTACGAACTATTTCAGGTGTTGATGACTTAATTGCTTCAATACCCATAATCTTAAGTTTTGGTTCTGAATATTGAACACCTTCATTATTATGTACATTAAGAATATATCTTTTCTTTGCAGTCCAAATACCAACATCTGATATTGCTTCTCTTGCCATGACCATTCTATTTTTATATGCATTATGCATGAGGTAAAACTCGTGATAAGCCTTTTCTATAGCAGGTTCAAAATGTTTCTTACAAATTTCATCTAAGAATAAAACTGGATTCTTTGGTGCAAATTTCTCTACGAGTGGACCAAAGTTAACGTATAAAGAATCCGTATCAATTGCTATAACATAATCTTTATCTGTCTTAAGTAAATTGTTTAATTCTCTATTCATAGTTTGTTCAGCCCACTTAATTGCTTTTTGGCCTGTAAGAGTAACACCTTCAGCAAGTGCTGGTCTGAAATATAAAAAGTGTTTGTTAGCAAGTGCACCATATAAACTATTAAGCAAGATTTTAATAGCTACTTGACGATTTTCAAGAGTGTTTATCTCTTTATCAAGTTCAACTGTATAACCTTTTTGCATTTGAGTTTTAGCTGCTAACATCATCTTCTTTACTGATACACGTTCATCATAATATTCTTCAATAATCTGTGGAAGTACACCTTGAAAGTCTTTACGATAATATGTTTCATTAGCAGCTCTAACGTATTTATCGGGATCATCAATATGGTTTACTATAGTTTCTGGTGACATGTTGTTTTGAACAATAATGTTAGGATATAGAGAATTCAAATCAAATGATACTACCCATTGATATTTTTTAGGGATTGGATCTTTTACATAACCGCCGGCGATATGATGTTTTTTACCTTGTTCACGAAAAGCTGGTGATGGATTCTTTTTAGATGTGTCAGTTGCACCAATGATTTGATAATCATCAAAGTCTTGAGTAAGAGGAGTTATAATATTGTGTTGACTTAATTTTTTACAAATAATAGATTCCCATATTGCTGTAACACCGAATGTGTCTTGATAATTAACACCACCCTTATAAGCTACAGTAATAGCTAAAGTAATCAATCCAAGTTTTTCTTCAAGTCTATCAACTAATTGAATATCTTTCATATTATAATCGATGTACTTTTGATAATCATCTTTATAAAGATTTTTAAGCGAACCTGATTCTTCATATGAAAGTTTCTTTTCGCCAAGTACAACATAAGCAATATGATTCAATGCATATGATTCTTGCGGACCGTATGTATAACCAAACTTTTGAAATAATTCCATGTAATCAAGTGTTTGTATTCCAGGAATCTCATAAACCATATTTTCTTTACCACGACTTGGTACCATTCTTGGAGGTGGTATTTGTAATCCATAAGGAGAAAACTTTGATAGCCATTCAATACCTAAGACTTTAGAAACACGATTAATAATATACGGTATATCAAAAAATCTTGTATTCCAACCTGTTATAATATCAGGCGTGATATCCGGATGAGACCAGAATTCTATAAACTTAGTGAGAAGTTCTTCTTCACTGTTACACCGAGTGTATTTAACATCTTTTATAAGAGAAGCTTCAGTATCAAAATCTCCATAGCCCCACACATGATATGTTGAATATTTACTTGACTTATACGATATTGATAATATAGTATGAGCAGCTTGGTCTGGATATGGAAAACCATCATCATAATCTGTTTCAATATCAAACGTACCAACGTTAATCATATTACGATTAAATTGAATATCTTGTGGAAACTTATCCATTGTGTATTGTGTAGTAAATCTTTTGTTACCGTATATACTTCTACCTGATACTTCAATATTGTCTTTAAACCATTGGCCGGCTTCATACATGCTATTAAATTCTATAGGTCCAACATAATTTCCATCTAAACTTTTAAATTTAGTTTTAGTATTTGATGTGACGTAGAACTTTGGTTTGTAATGTTCTTTTTTAATAACTCTATCGCCGTTATCAGAATAACCACGATACAAAATATTATTTTTGTATCGTAATACGTTGGTGTAAAATGACATTTAGTTTTGGTCCGGTTTAGGTTGGTTCCATGGCCATTGATTTGTAGTCCAGGCCTTGATGAGATTAGGTACGTTTATATTGAATTGTGATAATTCGTTTTGGTTTTGTTGTAAATATAAAATTTTATGTGGTATTGTTGGTTGTGATTGAAAATTAATATAGTGTTGTTGTAATTTAGTCATAAGCTCTCCTTCAATTATAGATCTATTATACACTAGTTTTCAGCAAATGTAAAGGAAAAAATGATATTTTTTGAAATAAAATTATACGGCGAAAGATTCGCCACAACCACAGGATGCAACTGCATTTGGATTTATAACTTTTAAATATGAGCCGCCTAGTTCAGTAACATAATCTATTGTACAACCTGCTACAAACATTTCGGCCATTGGATCGAGAACTAAACAATCTTCGTATGGTTGACTCCATTTTACATTAGGCCAGTTTTTCTTATAATCCCAGACATACTGAAATCCAGAGCAGCCTCCTCCATTAACACCAAGAGTAATGTAATCATCCTTTTTAATATCAGTTAGATATTTTTTTGCGTTTTCAGTTAGCTTAATCATGTCCAACCCATAGCCATTTTAGTTTCTTCCGGAACCATGTCCATACTGAATGGTGGTTGAAAAGTACAATTGGCTATACTTTCTTTTATTCCTTCTACCATTCCAGCTTGTTGAATATTTTGATTTATTTCATCTGCCATTGGACAGAAAGCACTTGTAAGTGTATGTGTAATTTTAACCACTGTATTATTTTCTAATATTTCTATATCATAAATTAAACCCAAATGTATGACAGAAATACTTGGCATCTCAGGATCGTATACCTGTTCTAAGTTCTTTACAACTTGAGCCATTATTTTATTTTTATCATTCATATGATACCGCGTTATAAAATGGAATATTTCTTTCTTTTATTTTTGTAGATCCACCAAGCTTAGGTAAATCTATAACACATAAGACTGCTACAACTTTAGCTGATACACTTTCAACAATATCAATAGTTGCTTTCATTGTTCCGCCAGTGGCACAAAGATCATCTACAATAATTACGCGATCTTTATTACTAATACTGTCTTTTTGTATCTGTAACGTAGATGTACCATATTCTAAATCATATGTTTTAGATATTACTGGTCCGGGAAGCTTACCTTCTTTTCTTGCTAAAACTAAAGGTATAGACGAATTATGAGCTAAGGGCGCTGCAAATATAAAACCTCTTGCATCTATTCCTATAATTTTATCAGTATAGCTTTCACTAGTATACTTTATTAATTTTTTAAATATAAAATCATTTGTGAGTTTAAACCCGTCACCATTACATAAACCTGCGGTGTCTTTAAAACTTACACCTTTAACAGGCCAATCTTCAAAACTTCTAATGTAATCTTTTATTTTCATTTATAAGTTTGCTCTAATCTAAATTCCAAATATTCATCACTGAAAACTGGACGATACTTTGTTGGTGTGTCATGTATATTAACTACGGCTGTTCTCGGTTTAGGATCAACAAAATGTGGCATACTATATCTTGGTAAATGTATGTGTGAATTTACAACTCTATGTTTTGTACTTACAAAATAATCATTAGTCCATCTTTGTAATAGATCACCGATGTTAACAACGACTCCATCTTTTGCATAAGGAACTGGATGCCATTGGCCTTCTAAGTCTTGTACTTCCAACCCTGGTACATCATTAATCTGCCATAATAGTGTAATGGTACCGTAGTCAGAATGTTCACCTATTCTCAATTGTTTTGGTTCAATGTCACCTTCATATGCTGGATAGTGTATAAACCTTGTAGTACTATAGTTTTCTTTATGTGCATCAACAAGAACAGTACGGCTTTTCATTATATTATCAAATTTTTCTAATATATTAAGTGTAAGTCTATCTGCTATATCAATACTTTCTAAAGCGGATGGTTTAAAATCTTTTATTTCTGTTGGCCAGTTTGTAGTTCTTTTATCGTTATAATTAAAACTCTCTTTCATATCTTTTGGTGCGGTAGGATCCACGTTTTCTTTTAACCACATAGTGTAACCTATATTAGATTCAATACCTTCATATGCGTATTGCATCTTTTTTTCGAGAGATAAAGTAAAAAATTCTTTCATTTTCTCCGACCAAGCTTCCATTGAATCCTGCTCATGAGATGTTAGGCAATCAGTAAATACAGCGAAGCCTACAGTCGTGTAGGCTTCTTTAATTTTATCGAGGACGTTAGGCCCTTTAAAATCAATTACTGGTATCATTTTGGCACCGTAGCGTCTATGCCTTCGACATAGTACATCATGCTATTTAAATGAGCATCACTAGCAATCTCTCCATCTTTTAATTGAAGTTTACCAGTGTTGTCTTTAATAGGTCCAGTGAAAGCAAAGTACTTACCATCTGTAATACCTTCTTTAATTTTCTGTGCAAATGCTTCAACATCTACAGGCATATTAGTAAATGGCGCCATTTGTACGACATCATCTTTCATATGACCAAAGTAATCTCCAGTTTTCCAATTACCATCTATAACTGCTTGTACCTTTTCAATATAATAAGGAGACCAGTTATCGATAGTAGCAGTAAGCTGTGCTTTTGGTGCAAATCTTATTTGATCAGAAGCCTGACCAAAACCTGTTACACCATTTTTCTGTGCAGTTTGTAGAGGTGCAGGTGAATCAGTATGTTGAGCTACCATGTCACATCCTTCTGCAATCATAACCGCTGCAGCATCAGCTTCCTTAGGTGGATTGTACCAAGAGTTTACCCATACAATATCGATGTCAACTTTTGGATTCATTTTCTTTGCGCCTAAGTAGAAAGTATTAATTTCTCTAATTACTTCAGGAATTGGAAATGCACCTACATAACAAATCTTATTTGTTTTAGTCATCATTCCAGCGATAATTCCTTGAACGTGTCTTGCTTGATATAATCTTAAACCATAGCTAGCCATGTTTTCAGATTGCTTGTAACCAGTTGCATGTTCAAATTTTACATTTGGAAATTCTTTAGCAACTTTTAACATAGGTTCCATATAACCAAAAGATGTAGCGAATATAATATCAGCTCCGTCTTTTGCCATAGCCCTTATTGCTCTTTCGGCATCAGGTCCATACTTTACACTTTCCATGTATATAGTTTCTACTTTATCACCAAAATGTTTTTCAACATCAAGTCGACCAATATCATGTCTGTAAGTCCAACCGTGGTCGCCGATAGGTCCTACGTATATAAATCCAACTTTCACCTTGTCAGCGTACGCTGACAAACAAAAAAACAAAGACAGTGTTGCCACTGCCATTGCGTGCAGTATCGATTTCATTTTTTCTCCTTATCTTACTCTTGAAACAGAGCCATTTGGTTTTGCCAAGAATGCTTCAAATGAAACATCCGGGTAGTCTTTTTGTAATGATAAAAAAACTTTAAGATTAGACTTAGCATCATCAAAAAGTCTTATTCTTTTATATATATTTTGATTTAAGTATTTTTTAAATATTACTCTTTTATTTTCTGCTGCTGGTCCACTACCTAAGTTACCAGCACGTTCAACATAGATTTTATCTATGTCGATCCCTTGTTTTCTAAATGTATCTAGAAATGTTTTCTTGTTATCAAAGTTAGGCCTTGCAGTTACGATAATAACTTTTGATCCTGCTCTTGTAGCATTCTTCAATATTGCCTTAACTTTGTTAATCATTCGTGCGATTGGCGTTGACGTCCGCTTAAATACTTCGGCGTTTTTGAATTCGCCGAAGTCATATTCTTCTCCAGCTTTTTTCTTATAAGTATTAAATTCTTGGTTATCAAGTTTCTTAATAACTTTACCATTTTTAACCACCTTTACTTTTGCTTTGGTTATAAACATAGTCTCATCAATATCAAAGATCGTTAAACCTTTTCCTTGAGCTTCTAATAAAAATGTTTTAAAATTTTCCATTGTAGTTATATTATACCATAGTTTTTAGTAAAAGTAAAGGATTATTTTAAATAAATTTTCTGAATATGATCTTCAAATGCTTCTACTTTCTCCAGCCTGTTTGGCCAAAGAATATATTCTTTTTCTGGATTTTTCTTTAAGTTAGTTAATAGCGGTGTGATTGCATTATAAAGCTTATCAAGTTTTTCTTGAGCGCCTTCTGCTGATACTTTAGTTTTTTGTACTGCTTCTAACTCATCTTCAGTTACAGCAGTAAAACCAAAATCGAAATCTAAATCTGACATTATGCTAATGCTCTCATTCTTTTAACAAGTCTACCTGCTCTATTTGGTACTTGTCTATACCATGCAGAGTCTATCATTTCATCTGCGGCTTTATTCCAATCTTTTGAATCTACTCCAGCCTTCATACCCTTAAACTTGGATAGACGCGGTCTTCCCATATTAAACATCATGTTAGCAATGATTAGTTTGCATTCTTCTGGCAAGACATTAAAGTCATTGTACAATCGCTCGCAATCTGAGAGCACGATTTGTACGTCTTTGTCAAAGGCTTCGATAACTCTATCTTCTGATACAGGAGTTCCAATTTCTTGTCCATGTTCTGGATCAGAATCAATAACCAAATGACCAATGCCAAAGGTAGGGTAACCAAGGTGATCTTTATATATTTCATATTTAACTCCTTCATCCACTTCAAGTTCTTTTCTTAACTGTTCTATATTCATATTATACCTCCTTATAATTAACTATTTATAATAAAAAAGGCGGGAAGAACCCGCCTAATTTTTGATTTGATTATGATAAAAAATCGTTTTCTTCTTCAGTGTATGGCCACATATTAGTACTTACCATAATATTCATTAATAGTGCGATCATTCAACTGACGGAGTATTTGATCATGCTCCTTCTGATGATTAAAGCCAAGACTTATAAGATCCTGAGCAACACGTCTATTGGCTGCCATTTGTCTATTGTATTGAATATTTGATAGAGTGCGTTTGCCCCAGGCTGCAATTGCGTCGCATACCCGGCATGTGGCTGTACTTACAGCCTGAGTTAGAGTTGTCATTTATTTTTCCTCGTTATTAATTAATTTTAATTTTACGAGGTCGCTTCTCTTCTGGTAGAACTACTTTAAGATTAACAGTAAGGATTCCATCCTGAATGTCGGCACCGTCTACTTCTGTATATTCAGACAGTCTAAATGACCTATTAAACTTTCGAGCACTGATACCTTTATGGACGTAAGCGTCTTGTTCTCTACGCTTTGGTCTATCACCAATAATCGTTAACACATGATCTTTTATTTCAATATCGATATGATCTTTCTTGAAACCGGCTACTGCCATCTCAATCTCATATGTCATACTATCATGCTTAACTACATTGTATGGTGGATAAGTATCTTTCGCGTGGCTATGAATATTTTCTAGCTGGTCGAAAATGTGATCGAAACCCAAAAAAGCGTTTCTTGGATAAATAAAGTTCTTAGTCATAATTGCCTCCTATTGACTAGCAAGGTTAAACGAGTCCCGGTTATCGGCGACTCTATAATATATATAATATATTTTTTTTTAATTTAAACCAGTAGGTCCAAATTTTTTTTTATAAGCTATTTCAAATGCTTCTTCTCTTACCCAAGCTTCTTGATTGTACCATAATCTTTTAAAGTAATTATCGTAACATGCTAGAGCAGTATCGTCAGTAATGTCAAGATGACCTTTTACTAAAAAGAATATTCTATAAGCTTCTTTAATTTTACTTTGTTGCATTACCAATATTGTATTTCGGACATAATTCCCATTGATCTTTATCTTTAAAAGAGATTATCTTAATTTGTCTTAGTGGTGCTATAGGTTGTAGCTGTTCTTTATTTTCTACAGTTAATAGACCCCAATCACTCATCAACGTAGCTATAGTATTTCTACGGCCAACATCGTTTTCTTCTAAGTTTGATTTTTTTCCATCTAATAAAAAGAGTTCTTTAAAATGCACAATGAAGTACCTACCCTGTTTATGTAAGATGTGACAAGACTGATAAAGTTTATTGTCTTTACGAGATGCGACTCCTATCCTAGTAAGAGTCTCTCTAATTTTAAGGAAATCGTCCGGCTCATTCAATGTCACCTCGAGCATGCTTGCTGGGTTCCATTCTACTATTTTATTTTCTTCCACCTTTAGCCACCTTATTTTTCAATTCTTTTATATTATCAGTGGATAGGAGTGTTAAAACTTGACGGGCTTTTTCGTTGCTATAGCCATAATACTGTTTAACTACTTCCAAATCACTAATTTGTTCTGGTTTAAACCATTTAGAAAACCTTTTACGTTTTCTAATTATATTTATAAAAAAATCAAATTGAAGACGGTTATCAATATGATGGTTGCGGTTCATTTCATTTGCAGCTAAAACTGTATCTGGAAAGTAAGATAATTGTCTATTTACCATGTAAGATGAATATGCTTTTTCTGTGATATCATCTATCATAATATTTTTCTTAGTGTAATTTATTGCATTGCAATACTCAAAGGGATTCATTTTTTTGTACCATTGATTGTAATTCTGTGACTATAGGAACTATTGTAGCATCCCACCATTTTATAAATTCATTGTAGTTATTATCGAAATATGATTCTTTTATAAAGTTTTCAACTTGTAAACATTCAAATGCCATAGATGGTTGTATTATACTATGTGCTGATAATAACTCACACATTGCAAGTTGATTTACAAATTGATTTAACATTTCTGTTTCCATTATATATCCTTTGTTAACTTTTCTGCTAGTGCCATTCCCATTGTCCAACCAAGATGACCGGCACCGCTATTAACCCATAAGCCTTTTACTTTACCAACAACAGGTAACATATTCGGTGTCATTGGTCTTAAGCATGACCATTTCTCATAATTATCTTTATCAACAAAAGTATTTTCTTTTACCCAGTCGGCTAAAGGTTTAATTCTGTCTTCCCTCATATCATGATTCCAACCGGCAAGTTCTGCTGTACCTGCAACTCTAAATACATTATTACCAAAAGGCGAAGCTACTATTTTTCTATCGTCATCAAGCACAGATATAGTAGGAGCTTCATAAGCATTTTGATATGTTATAGAATAACCTTTGATTGGATATATATTTAAATTTGGTAAAAATGTTTTTGTATATGCACCTGCACATACTATAACTTCATCATAATCTTTTTTAAGGGTATCGATACTTATTGCCATATCTCTTCGATTCGACCAATAGACTTCATCTTCATTACGAACAATTTTATTAATACGAAAACTATAATTATATTTTTTATCAGAAAGCATATGAGTTTGTAGTGCAGTACAAAAGGCATGTATATCACCAACTGAATCACCTTTAGTTATAGTAGCACCTACCACATCATTTGATTTAATATTATACTTTATAAGATTTGTTTTTGTTTTAACTCTACCCCAACCAGTGTCTTTAAATCTATCTAGAGTTCTTTGTGCTTTATCCCAAGACTTTTGATTTTTATATATGTGTAATATACCACAGTCATTATGATGAAAGTCAATGTCTATTTCTTTCATTAATTTTTTAAGTAACTTACGAGATCTTAAACTATATTCAATAGTTCTACGTGTGTTATAATCGTACTTATTAGTTATGGTTGCACCAATAAAACCAGCAATCCATTTAATTTTAGACCAAGACCAATGATCTGGTCTAAAAGCAAGAGGTGCATCAGGTTGTGTTAACCATTTAACACCTTTGATTATATTATCGTAACTATTCCACACTTCTGCATTACATACAGAAAGTTGACCACCGTTTGCGTAACTACATTGTTCAGCCACACCGTTTGGATCAAATAATACTACTTTATATTTTTTAGCTAGGAAGTATGCAGTGGTTATGCCAGCGACACCTCCACCGATAATGGCTATGCTCTTTTTAGAGTTCCCCAATCTTCTACTCCACCCATGTAATTTTCATAATCAAGTTCGTCTATAATGTGTTGCTTGGTAAGCTCAGTAGTTGGAAGTTTATTTAAGTGTGTATTATTCCAATACAATTGAGGAACTGTTCTATGACCATTTGCTTTCATGAAATCTTTTGCAAACAAATCGTAACTGACATTAATTTCTCTATACCTAAAGTCCCATTCAGCGAGTTTCTTTTTTAAAAGATGACAATAACCACAATCATCTTGAGTGTATAGTGTTAAATTAATTGAACTGAACATCTGACATTACCTCCGTTAAACAAGCAACCACGTTAAGTTCGTGGTCAGCTACAAATGCATTTTTATATTGGTAGTCTGCAAGCAGAAGAACCAGTTGTGGAATAGATTGTGGTGCAACTTTATTTGACATCCTATCATAAATGGCTCTAAAAATAGCGCTTGCATCTGTATCTATATTGTTTACAACCCAAGAACGCATACCTTTGAAATTTTTATTTTTTAAATGAGAGAATAAATCATCAAAGTTTTTATCTTGTAAAGTGTTAATAATACCAGAGTCGATCTTTCCATTAACAGAGTATCTTTGTAATTCATTTAATACTCTACGCCAATCTGGTGCAAACTTCATTATGAGTTCAGCAATTGCAGGATCATCATATTGAATATTTTCTTTGATTAAGATTGTTTGGCATCTTACCATAAAAGACTGACATAGTTCTGCCATATCTTTTTTTGAAGTATTAAATTCATATACACCACATCTTGAATGTAATGGCTCAATAATCCTGTTCTTAAAATTACATGTAAGTATGAACCTACAGTTTTTGGAGAACTCTTCAATGAATCCGCGCAATGCTGGTTGTGTGGATTGAGGATTTAAGTAATCTGCTTCATCGAGTATTACAACTTTATAGCCACCTTGTAGTGAGACGGATGACGCAAATTGTTTTATCTTGGTTCTTAACGTATCAATGTTACCTTCCTCAGAACCATTAACTAATATATAATCGCAGCCGAGCTCATTACATAGAGCTCTGGCTACGGTAGTCTTACCTAGGCCGGCAGTACCAGTGAACAACATATTAGGAAGTTCTTTACTGTCAACAATCTTTTGGAAGGTTTGTTTTAAAGATTCAGGTAAGATCGTATCGGATATCTTTTGAGGCCTGTACTTTTCAACCCATAAAAAATCAGTACTCATTACTTCTTTTCTTCTGGTTTCTTTTGTTCACTCTTATCATTCATTGCATCTTCTTGCTGAAGTGCCTCACTAATTTGAATGATTTGAATACATTGGTCTCTTAAGCTACCTATAGTGGAAAGCTCTTCGCCTTTGAATCCACCTCTTTGAGTTACAGCATCAATTACTGCTACTGTACTTCTACTTGCTTTATTAGCAAGATCTTTTAATTGCGTTAAATTATCTGACATGTCATGCTCCGTATGTTGAAGTTTTTTCAAGTGCAATCCAATATTTTAAAGGCATTTCTTTATGTTTGAATTGCGTTATTAATTTAGAAGATATTTCTACTTCATAATCACCTGGAAGGATCTTAAGATTAGAAATACTTATAATAAAGTTAAAAACAGCGTCCTGTTTAAACTCGCCGTCTATATCAATAGAAAAAGCATTTGATGTTGCATTTTGATTTTCAACAACTGACAAACTCAATATGCCATCATTTGCTTTTATTGATACTTCGTTGTGACCTAGCGTTGATGCAGCTTTTTTTAATTTGTTAAGAGTATCATTATCTAATGTAAACTTAACATCTCCATCAGGCATATTCACATCTTTTGCAGGTGACGTTAATGTTTCTTCAGCAGCATAGAAATATTTTACTTTAGATCTACCTGATGAATCAGAAACAGTAACAAAGTCATCTTCAAATTTTAAACTTGGAGTATCGACTAATCCCATTACTCCAATGAATTCATTTAAATCGTATATGCCGAAATCTTTTTCGAAACTTTCGGTGACATCGGCAGTTGCCA